GATATTTATCCCTGCTCTGTTCTTTCGTTCTGTTAGTCGGTAGGCTTTTTTTAGTTTGCGTTTAAAGTCGTCTAAGGGAGTTTCATTTTTTTGCTCTTGGTAGCGAAATTCGGTGTGTTCGCGTTGGCGTTCATCGTCTATGTATTGTAGGCGTTCTTTGTCGTATTCTCTAAAAAATCTAAGCACTTTATCTATGCCTAATCGTTCGTAAAATTCGCCGTATTCACCCGATAGTACGCGTTTGAATATAAATGATATTTCAGTGAGTTTTAAGTAACCGTAATCGTTCATTATTTGGCTACTGCAAAGCCTTATTTGTTCTTCACTCATAGGGCGGGAGAGGTTGAGCATTTCGTTGAGATAGACAAGCCATAGCATTACAAAGCTCTCGCAAGCAGTTGCCCCATAGTCTCGCCTTATGGCACTAATGGAAGGCGTTGGCAGGTCGATAGCTTCAGCTATGGTTTTGAGCTTGTAGCTATACTTCATACAGTTAGCTGGTGAATATACCTTTAAGAATTTCTCGTTTGAAATCAGTGCTGTAAGTTTGTTTTGCACTACTGTTACCTCGTTTTGCATTTTGTAATATCTTGTTAAGTTGTGAATTGATGTATTTTAAATCGGTGTTTCGTTGGTGAAACTCATCCATCTTCTGCCAATTGCCCAATAGGTATTGCCACGTGGAAAGGGCTTCAATGTCGTTGGCTGATACTTGTTGCAGGTAGCTAATGATTTGCTTGAGGGCTTTGCCGTCTGCTCCAGTGAACTTGGGAGGAAATCCGTACAAACGTTTGTAAAAGGCGAACCATTCGTCTAAGAACTTTCCGTATAGACTTACAGGGTCTGGCACATCCTCACGATAAGAAACGCTGCCTCTCCATTGTTCTTGGTAGCGTTCTATATCTTCCTCTTGTGGGGGGAGGATAGCTCCAAGCTGTTGGTATTGCTGACTGTTGAGCCCTCCTCTTTTGATTTCTATTTTGCAAAGCTCACCTTTTTTGTAGGTGAGCTTTAGCAGTGTGTGGGTACGGTGTAGAGTTACGGTGTAGGTCATTTTTTTATAGTTTAATTAAGTAAGCAGGTCTTAATATAAAGCCGTTAAACTCAAACCCGCATAGGTGATGTTTGTCTTTTTCTACGTATTGTGCAAAGGAAATGTTAAGGGGTTTGCATCGGGGGTACTCTTCATTAAGTTCATTGGCTTTTTCGATGATGTATTCTTTTATTTTATCCAGCTCCTTTGCTTGGTACAGTTCACCATCCATTTCTCTGAGAAAACAAGAGAATTGCTCTTGTAGCTTATTCTTGGTTTGTATGCCACCAACTAAATGGCAAAAATAGTGTGTGGGTGTTTCTTTCATTTTAAATGATGTTTAAAGTTCATATTGTAATTGTTTTAGTAATTAAAAACTTTCCTTTTCAACATTTATTGTAATGTTATCCTCATCGAAGTACTTAATGATGTATATCGTCTTTCCTTCACGGAGGATAACAGAGGAGGGTAGTTTGCTAATTTGGTTGCGGAAGTAATGAAAGGTGTTGTATATGCCTTGTTTAAAATACCTCACATTTCTTTTAGCCTTATTGAGTTCCTCTTCTAACTCTTCAACTTTTTTTTCTGCTTTTATAGTCAAACTGCACAAACGTAATAGCTCTTTTTTTGCTTCTTTAGGGTTTCCATTAATCCTATCGCATATTGAGGAGTAACTTATATCATAATCGTCTATTTCCATTGTATTTTGTGTTTAAATTGTTATACATTCCACTCTTCTTTGGTGAGTTGCGCGCCACAGTCTTTGCAGAATAGGGCGGTTACTTCTACAGTGCAGTAGTGGGCAAGGGTGCGGAGCTCTTTATGCTTGTGGGGGCAGGTGTGAGCCGCATAGGCTATTAATTTGCTAATTTTCTCATTGGCTAATTTTCTAACTTCTTTCATAGCGTTGGGTGATCATTTTTTCAAAAATATTGTTTACTTTACCTACCTCTTGAGGGGTGAGGTTTGGGAGGCTTTTTTTGAATGGGTTTTTGCTACTACAAAACCATTTGCCAAGGCGTTTGATGTCGGCGTACTTGGTGTTTACCTTATCTCGCCAACCGAGTTCGTGGCATAGGGATAACAGCTTGGCGTGTTGCTTGTTTTGGGCATCGAAGTAGGCGTGCATTTCAAACTTATAACCAAGGTGCTGGGCGAGGGCGAAAAACTCATCTTCTGTTAGGTTCTTGGTACTTGGGAGCTCTCTGCCAATAAAGCTACATACGAAGTGTAGGCGGGCTTCTCTGTCCTTAAAGCGTTTGCCTAAAAGGGTTTGGAGGATACGTATTTGGTGGGGTTTTATTGTGGTTTCTTTTTTCATTTTAAACGGTGTTTAAAAGTTATTTAAAAAGCTCCTCGCCTTAGTGGATCTCATAAGAGCGTCCTCTTATTGCCAGCGACCTAAGGGCGGAGGAGCATCTTTTAACCGCCGAGACGGCTAAAAGTGTAGTGTTATGCGGTTGTTTGCTCTTCGTACTTTTGGTGTACTGGGAAGAGGTGTTTAATGTCAGTACCAGGAGGAAAGTCCACCGATGAGAGCGATAGGGGTATGTTGCACTTTTTGCCTTGCTCGTCGAGGGTATTGGCTTCTATGTAAAAGGCGGAACGCTGTGGGCGATAGGCTTCGGCGATGATGGTTACGGCATCGGTAAAGGCGGGGCTATTGAACTCTTTGGCTACTCGGGTGAGTTCTAACACGCGGGAGGCTTTGAGGTTGCCTTTGGCGTCTTTCTTGAGTAGGCGGTTGATTACTGAAACGAGTTTGGCGCTGTCGTCGTCTTTAGCGAGTGAAGCAATAAAGTGATTTACTTTTTCAATGCCTGCATTTACGGTGTCGTCCCAGTTGTCGATGACGCGGAAGCCGTAGGTGATGGTGTTGCCGTGGGTATCGGTGAAGGTGTGGCTTTGTTGGTCGCCTTTTACCTCGTAGACTTCGTTTTTGGTGTCTAACAAGATTTTGAGGGCTTCAAAGGTGTGAAGCTTTACTTCTGCCATCTGTTCTGAATAGTTTTGTAGCTTACCGATGATTTGTGGTATAGCTTCATTGACGAGGGCTTTGTATGCCTCGCGGTTTTCGTTTTGGACTTGCTCGCGGCGTTGTAGTTCGGCTTTGAGCTCTTCGGCGGTGAGGTGTGATAAATCTGTTACCATTTTTATGTGATTTTTAATTGATTATTATATTATTTGCCTGTTACTTAGGCTTTGTATAGCGGGTGCTTGCTTAGCGGTTGCCATTCGGCGTTGTCGTCTTGCCATAGAAGTTCTAAGGTTTCGGGGTCGTAGCGAAAGGCGGGAGGTAGCCAGCGTTTTCGCTCTGTCCAACCTTGCAGCTCTTGGACTAAGGCGGGTACTTTGTCGGTTTTACCTGCGCGATATTGGCAAGTGGCAAGCCTTTGCTCGAAAGTGAGTATTTGTACGAAAGTATCGAGCGATAGGGCTTCGGTGTATGCTGATATTCTGCTTTCCATAGTTATTTTGTTACTAATTTTCCGTATTCTTTGAGATCTGACCACCATCGCACGCTATCACCGCTAATGCCTTGGGGTAGGTATCGTGTGGGGCGTTTTTGTTTTTTAGCTTTATTGAGGAGCTCTTGGGCGTGCTCTCTCATTTTACGGTTGATGTAGTCGTAGTCGCTTATTTCGTTGAGTTCTATTCTCATCTTGTGTTCGGTTTGTCTTCGCTTGGTGTTCGGTTAGTGTTCGGTGCGAGCCACACGGGCGGTTATTTTCTTGAGGAGTACGCTTGGATAGTACTGCAGGATATTTTCGGCATAAATAGTGATGAGCAGGAGGGTATCGTCGGCATTGAATAGGGTAATGTCGTTGCCATAGAGGCGTTCGATGGTTTTCTCCACTTCGCTGCACCACTGATCGTCATACCAATTGAGTAGGGTGTCGTGGGTGATGAGAGTCTTTAAGTGCAGCCCTCTGACCGTGTGGCATAGATTGGTGCACCATTCGGTGTAGAACTCTTGTCGGAGGTTTTCGTAATCTAAATAGGTGAGTCCTAATTGGTAGGCGAGGGCGTGGCGATAGGTGACTTGTTGGGCTATTGTATTCATAGGTATTAGCTATTAGGGGTGATATTAGTGTCGTAATAGAGTTGTGCTTTCTCTTCGTTGATAACGAGGGTTCCGCCAGGGCAACGCCCCGATACGTGGCAGGCAAGTCCTTCGACTCGGATAACGATTTCGGCAAGTTTCTTACAGAGGCGACCTACAGCGAGGTCGGGTTCGCCTTTCTCTTCGTGTGAGATGAGTATAAATAGGGTGCTTCGGTACTTGCGCATCCACTCGCGTAGTTTGGGTGAGGTGAGATCGTCATTATATACCGTGGTGTTATCAATGATGACTACTTTGGGGCTTCGCTGTTTGCCGAGTGCTTTTTCTATCTCGGTAATTTCGGTATAGGGTACTATTTTGAGGCGGCGATTGGAGGGGTTGAGCTGGGCTCGGCGGTAGGCGTCTTGGAATGTTTGGCTGGTGCCTTGCTCGGCACTGATGTACATAGTGGTTTCGTAGTTGCTAAGGTGCTCGGCGAGTTTGAGTGAGAACCACGTTTTACCTTGTTTTTCTTTGCCATATATGAGCCAAAAGCCTGCTACTTCGGGGTTGCCCAGGGCTTGTGCCCACTGCCCCTCAAAAGGGAATGTTTTATAGGTTTTTTCGAGTAGTTGTTTGCCGTATATTGCTTTTATTCGTGCCATTGTTTTAGCTTAGTTTTATAAGGTTTTCTAAATATCTGAGTCGTTTCATATCTGAGGCGGTGGCGTCTTTCTTACCGCTTGGGTTGAGGCATTTACGCACTAACTTATCTACATCGCTTTGCTGTTTGGCATTTACAATGGCTACATCGCCCAGTAGTTGTATGTAGAAGGCTTTGCGGTCGTCGGTGCCTTGGGGTATTATAGTGGTGATGTCGAAAAAGCGGTCGAATATTTCGGCATAGCCTACTTTTTTGTGGGCAATACCGCTTTCTATCTTGGCGCGTAGCCCGTCGGCTCCCATCATATACCAAGCGCATTCGCCTTGGGTAGCGTTCCATAGTTCTTTGAGTTCGAGGAAGGCGTTGTAATCGAGGTCGCCGGCTTCGTCTAATACGACTAAGGGTTGCTCTAAGTAGAGGAGGCACATTTTGATAGCGGCTTTTACATCTACATAACGCCCTGTGTCGTCTACGCCTATGGTTTTGGCGAGCAGGCGAATGAATTGTTGTTTGGTTTTGGCTTGTGAGCAGTCGATATAGAAAGCGTTTTTCTGTTGCTTTACAATGTGGCGTGCGCAGAAGGTTTTGCCTATACCGCAGTCGTCTACAAGTATCATTGATTTGCTATAAGTTTTGCAGTATAGCAAGTTGTCTTCTATTTCGGTGTAGACTTGTGTGCGGGCTACTTTCCATCCGTTGTCGTTCACTTGTACGCCGAGCTGATGGGCAATTACAAGCCATTGGGTGTCGGATAGTACTTTGTCTATTTTTCCATTTTTGATTTGTGAATAAATGGCTGCACTTAGTTTGAGGCGTTTGGCATAGGTGGTGTCGGAGCCTCCGTAGTTTTCGCGGTCGGCTAATATAGCCTCGCGTACTTTTTGTTTGAATTGGGCTTCTATTTTCATTATATAGCGTATTTGTTTCTCCAAGATTGGGTGTACTCGGTACCAGTACTGGGGTTATACAATATTTGTTTGTCGTCTTCGTCTAAGGAGTCATAATCGGTGAGTATTTCGACTTCTGTGGTGTTGGTGGCTTCATAGCGTTTGAGGCTTGGGATAACGAAAGCGCGTTGGCGTGTGGGTGCGCGGTTGATGATGCCTACTTCGGCTATTTGCTTGCTGTGGTGTTGCACAAATCGCACGATAGTCATTGTGTAGGCATCTTGTAGGGCTTTGGCTACCATATCGGCTTCGGTTTGCTCGGCACGTGCGCGTTGGAATTTTGGCATTGGCTGCACTTCGCATATATAGCGACCTCCGCAGTAGGCTATGGCTTTGATAAGGTCGCCTTCGTTGCTGTCGAGCCAAAATACTTCTATATCTTTACCTTCTATCTGTTTCATTTTCTCAATGAGTGGCTCGCCAGTGAGTATGGTGCTATCTTCGGCGATTGCCATTTTTTGGCGATTTAGGCTGATGTAGCCTTGTTTGCAACTTGTTTTAACGCTGTAGCCTATATGAGGTAGTATAGCGCGGTAATTGGTTTCGGGTAGGGTTTCGAGTTGGTTGTTCAGGAAGTACTCCCAACGGCTTACTTCGGGGTGCTCATCGTGTGGTTCGTTGTTCCAATCTTCTATATCGGAGAGGCGTGCCTGCACGAGTTCGTTGTAAGGGATAATTTTAGTAGCTCCTTTGCCTGCTTGGTTGGCTTCGCTCTTAGCAAAGGGGCGTGCTATCCAACCTTCGGCGTATTTTTCTTTATTATTACGCATCTTGCCAAACATACGTTCTATGTACTTACCGCGGGCGTTGTTTGCCTCTACACGTACCTTTTGAAACATATAGCCCTCACGTAGGAAAGTGTTTAAAAAACTACTATTTAGGGAGCTTTCGCACTCTAATTCAAAAGGGAGTTTTAAGCCCCATTGGTGATAGTTGCGCACCAGCTGGCGGTAGAACTCTAAGATGATGCCTTCTTTGGTTTTGCCATATACAAAGGCAGTCATACAACGGCTGGCTACATCTATGCCGATATAAAACCAAAGGCGTTTGCCTTTGTCATACCAAAACGGCGGTTGGCGGTCGTCAATAGAGAGGAGCGAGCCTGCTTTGGTAGGGAGTTCGGTTTGGGCGTAGGGGATAAATTGCCCCATAAAGGCTTGTCGGTTGCCAGAGCGGAGGCTGTAGGTGGCGATTTTAGTTTCCCAAGCCGATAGGTAGGCTTTGATGGTGCTTTCGCTAAGGGCGGGGAACTCTTCGGGGGCGTACAGCTCGCCAGTTTCTTTATTAAAGACTTCTATATATCCGCTAAGGAAGGAGTCATATTGGCGGGCTATATCGGTGGGGGTAGGTTTGTACTCTTGCCCTACGAATAAGCCTTTGAGGACTTCTATTACGCGCTCATCTACCTTGCGAGCGTTTTGCTTGCCCTTGCCGTAAGGGTCTTTAATCACTGAAAGCAGTCCGTCGGCTTTAAAGGCTTTGAGAGCGTTTTTAAAGTGGCGTAGGCTTTCGGGGAGGGAGTGCTTACGGCTGGGGGGCAGGCTTTCGTTGAAACTCAAAGCATCGGTAAGGAGGCTTTGGGCAAGCCCTTTGGTAGGGCTTTTTTTGTGTAACGACTGGCGTACGGCAAGGCGTTCACTCTCAAGGGTTACGAGAGCCTGCAAGGTAGTAGCATTGATAACATAGCGGTCTATCTCTTCATCGGTGAGAGGTTTGCCCTGGCGTTTCCAACCCGCATAGAAGCGGATAGTTTCGTCTTTCACGGCATAGTAACGCTCAAGTAGGTGTCCTTCTTTACGTGGGTCGCCTAGGGCCTGCTGTATGTCGGTAGGCAGGGTATCGTAGTCTATAAGGAGCTTGCGCCCATTGCCACCCGATTGGAGTTTTTTCACGCCGTAAGGTTTGTCTTTATGGCGGTGTATCTCCGAGCGCAACGTATTGAGTGTATTCCAATGCAGTGGCACTAACTCTTCAGCTTCGACGGCGACTTTATTATGTAACCAGAGGTATGGCATATTTTTTTTAGTTTTTAATTGCTCCCCAAGGTGATTTTGCTTCACCAGCGGTTGCTGACAGTCGTACTGACTTGGGGAAAAACAACAATAAAATCAAAATATAAAAAACGTGATGTAGTGTTATTAGTGGTACTTCACTGGCTTGAGATAGTCTATTTTTTCGCGTTTCACTACGATACCTAAGAAGGTAGTGCGTATTTCTCTGCCGATGATGAGGAAGTCCTCATTGAGGAGGTAAATGGTTTTTGTTGTCATTTTAAAAGTGTTTTAAAAGGTTTTTAAATGCTTCCCAAGGCGGTTGCGAACCGCTACGAATTTTCTCGCCGTTGGTCGTACCAACCTTGGGAAAAATTGCTACTTTTGTAGCTTCAAACTAAAAAATAATTATTGTATGGAACATTTTATTGAATTGCATAGAGTGAAAGTATCGGTAAATGACGACCCTACTTTTGACCCTATTCTCGTAAATTTACAGCATATTGTAGCTGTAGAAAGGTCTGTTCACAAAGGTTGTGGTGCGGATGTTTATCTGAACTTACAGGAGGATGAGATGCTCTTTCACCCTTTGCGTTGCAGAGAAAGCTATAAAGATATTTTAGCTTTGCTCAAAGAGAAAGGCATAGTACCTACTTCTCTTTAAACCTTTGGAGCCTTCTCCGAAAATAAGGGGCAATATATTCTATCAGTTCGGAGAGGGAGTTTCTTTCCTCTTCTGTTGTTTTGACTTTTTCAGTATAGCAATCCATTGTAATACTATTGTGAGGCACACTTTCTATAATCAAATAGGTATTGTAGTGCCCTATGGCGTTAAGCTCTTTATGGATAGCTTGTAACTTTTCGATGATTGTGGGTGTCATTGTATTATTCATTTATTGGTTCTAAACATTCTATATCATACACCCCTACGCTATCATCGGCAAAGGTTACAATGCCTAACTCTAAATCTCCACGGGTACATACCCCCGTTAATACGCCTACTTGCCCTGCTTTGCCGTAAGGGTCGGCGGTAATAAAGGGCGATACTCTTACTTTGTTTCCTACTTTCATAATGTTATGCTTCAAAAAGTTTTAACTCTAATTGTACTACTTGTGGCAGTCCTTGGACCTTGGTAAGCTGCTGATAGCCGTTGCGCAGTTGCAAAAGGGCTTCGGCAAACTCTCTGTTGATATACCACTTGCCTTCGGCGGTGCGGTAGAAGTGCTGGGAGTGCTTTTTGATGCGGCGAAAATACTGCCCGCTGGTAACTGAATACTGGTGTAATAGCAACCACTCTATATAGGGCAGAGCTTCCTTGCCGTAAACATTGAGAGAAGGGGGCATTTTGATAATAGACTGCTGGGCTATCTTTTCCATTTCAATAAAGTAACGGCGTATTTTCCTGCCCCATTCATTGCGTTCTACCATTGCCAACTCTTTTGCCATATTGACTGTGAGGTGATAGTCTATCCTGTTGTAACCTCCACGATTGCTCGCCAAATTTGGCGAGCGGGGGTTTTCAGTAAAATAGTCTTCGTTTTCAATAAAACCATATTCCTGAATGCGCCCTTTTATCCAATTGGAAAAGTCTCGGCGAGTTTGAAGCTTTCGGTGAAGCTCGCGGGCATCTACTAATTGAATGCCTTTCTGCTCTGTGATTGTGATTAGTTTGTCCATAGCTTAATCATTTAAAAATTCTTTTACTTTATTTTCAGAGGGGGCGACCATACTCTGGTAGTCCTTTCTGATTTTATCGGCTGAGAGGCTGGTGCGCTCGCCGCTTACACACTGGCGAATGTATCGCCCAGAGAAACCGTGTTTCTCAATCAATGCATTTATTACGCTTGCATTGTACTTGTTATACTTTTTTTTCTTACTTTTGTCCAT